AACATTATATATTACCGCATCACCGGCATCAAAGTAAGTATTCGCATTGGTGATAGTAATAGCTTCGGTGGTGTTGTTGACTTCGGTGTTAGCATTAAACGAGTGTTCTCTTGCTGAAATTGTTGTGCTACTATCTGAAATTGAGACTCCACCGGCAAGAGGAGTATAGACGTCAACACCAGTATTCGCAAATGCTGCGTATGGAACAGAATTAATTGATGGTACAGAGAATTCATATTCAATAAAATCTCTTGTATCAGATGGTGAAGAATATACCAAACTGCCATCATTATCATATTGAAGTTCTGTCCAAACTTTATCATCAAATGGCTGAGGATCTTGATTGTTCCAGAATTTAGCATAAATTTTAATATCAGTATCCGCTGGTCTATATGCTGTCAGATAAACTTTTAGGTCCTCTGCCTCTTGACCGTCAGCTAATATAATACGCTTTGAAACATATTTTGTTAGAGCATTTCCATATCTTGTATGCTCATTTGTATAATCGTTATTGATAAGATTTTCAATAAAGAGCATAGACTTTCTAGACAAGTTGATAACGGGAGATACGAATTCGGATTGGCTATTCAGTGTTATATTAAATGTTGATGATTTATTTGATGTTAGTGAAGCGATTTCATTTGATTTTGACATCGCGTGTCTTTCAACATCATTGTATTCATAATCATATTCATTAATAACATTTTGAAATGTCGTGTCAATAAGATTTGATGTTGATGTTCCTTTAAATTGATAATTTATAGATGTTCTTGATGGTTGAAGAATACCAAATTTTGGAACAACGGCATGATATTTTAGATTCTCTACAACAGCAACATTCGCATAAGCAATCAATGTATTTGCGTTGATATTAGATGTGTTGGATACGTCCGGTGTTCTATAGATTGCTATAATTGGATTTGTTGTATTAGAGAATCTAGTTGTTGAATTCGCTGTGGACGAATCTAACCAGATTTCTCCTTCTGCCTCATTGATATATTGGACACGTCCTGATACTGCTGTTTTAAGTGTATTAGCAGCAATGTTTGTTGTATTTTGAGTTGATATAGAGCCATTGACAGTATATACGATGTCACCAACAGCAATTCCTAGTGAAGAATTTGCTCTCGTAAATCCATTGACTGTGATATATTCATCATCTTCATTTTTAAAAACGGCAGATCCAGATGATTGAGAAAATTTTGCTCTATAAAGATTGAAGCTTATATCTTCTTTTTGAATCGCTGTCCATGTTTTTCTATTTGCGGACACGAACATAATACCCGAATATGGATTTGAAAATACTTGTTGATTTGTAGTTACATCAAAATCACCAGTCTCGCTGATCCACAAACTATAATTTGGAGACCCTGCGTCTGGCTCTACTATAAATCCATAATCTTTATTTGACATCAGATATACAGGAAAATCCAATTCAAAAATAGTTTCTACTAATGGTTCGCCTAATGTAGGTCCTCTGGAAACTGCTATCTGAGATGCTGACAAATATCCTCTTCCTATCAGTCTAGATTGATCTGGCATATTGTTTTCCATCTCACATATCCAAACTGTGCATCCAAACGTATTATCTTTGGAGCGAAAATAAATGCCGACGTCTGTTAAGAAAATTCCTGTTATATCTGCAGGCAAATTTTCAATAGTAAAAGATTGTGCCATTGGATCACCGCAACCGCCGCCGCCGGGACCTCCGTCGCCACTTGGGCCGTCACTTGGGCCGCCACCGGCACTTTGGTCGCCACCGCCGCCAGTGTCGGTCGATGCCCATGGAGTGAAAGAATTTGAAACTTGTGTTTCTGTTAAAAGTCTTCTTTGTGACGTTGATAACCTAGAAATGACAGGATTGGTAACTAATAACGTGCTTGATGTTGTTGTAACAGAGATACTTTCTGCTGTATATCTAGCAGTTCCGATAGAAGTTCTAGCATCACTTCCAGTTACCAAATCGCTAACATTTGTTAACATAAAAACTCTGTCGCCATTTCTGAAAGTTCTTTCAGGAATTCTAAATATACCACAAATAAACCCATTTCCATCAGATACAAGAGGATCACCAAATGCTCCTGATTGATTAACAACTCTATCTTCTATCCCTTGCTCAGGGTCTATTATTCCTGATAATACTCCAGGAGCACAGTGTTCATCAACCAAAACGTCATCAAAAAATGCGTGTAATGTTGTAAATGGTTTCATATTTGTTGAAATAAAAGCAACAAGTCTGGATCTCATATATGGCTGAAGAGATACATCTGTTATATAAGAGCCTAAATCAATATTTTGTGTTAAAGTATCTACTTGTAAAAAGTTTAATATTTGTTCTTGTAATGTGGAAGTTGTTGTTGAAGTTGTAGTTGACAGTCCTTGATCAGTTACTTGTTGCGATGTGCTTGATGTTGTTGTTGAACTTATATTTCTCCAATCTCCAAACAATGTTCCCCAGGGGGAATTGGCAAATGCTATCCATGGAGCAGATAAGTCTAAATTAATACTAACGTTTGGTCCATCTTTTTCTTCTCTGAAATAATCATAAGAAGGATATATTTCTAAAATTGCATTCCATTGCCAAGAAGATTCTGTAATTACGCGATGTTTTGTGGCAAATGGCTGAGAAATATATCTTTCATTATCATAGTCCAATAAAACTAATTGTCCTTTAGTTTTTACATTTGATGATTTTATCGTATCAGAAGATGTTGAAGGGACAAATTGAAAATCTACATTATGTCTCTGAAAATATGGTCTTGCCACAGTTTCGTCTTTATCAATTGCGATTTTATATTCAAAGTCAGATACGTTGCCTATATTATGGCTATTAAATGGATCAGCAAAGATACCGTTTTTAAATCTATCTAATCCATTCGCGTCCGGAATTGTTAAGTCTCTTGCTTGTTGTTCTAATGCGTTTAATACTGTATAATATTCAAGGCGTTTAAGTCTCTCGTCTAGCGTTCCAACATCTTTCATTGTGTATCGGCGATTTGTTTTTATATTGAGTTTTGTTTGGGGTATGTTTCCATAACCTTCTGCTTCTCTTTTTGTTGTCGATGGATACGCAGGAACAAAACATTCTGCGATTATTGATTGATCGTTTTCAACAAATGGTGTTGCGGGAAGAGTGGACGGTATTCCAAGATTTACAGCAAATGTGCCACGAGGATCAATAGTCAATAAATCATACCGAGGCAAATAATATTCAAAATCTGCCGTAAAATTACTATCAGGAATAATCATATACTGGCCTGTTCCAGAAATCACAAAAGTATTCGCATTCGCAGCAGGATTAATTGTTGCTCCTGCTTCTGTCGTAGAAGATACAGCAGTATTCGCTTTATACGCCCGATAATCAATATAATTTCTTAGCTCTTGACCATTATATTGAGGCAATTCAATCGTCTGAATCGCATTCGTGTTTGCAGTATTCGCATCATCAACTGGATAAGACTCAACAGAGAAGAATCCTACAGACGCAACAGTATTCGCAGTAAAATGATCCAACTCAACAAGAATTTTTGTTGAACCTGTAATATTAGACGCATACTGCGGCTTAATAACTAGCCGAGCATGATCATAAACCTCATCTCTCTGACCTGTATCTAAATTAAACCATGTTACCCGATCTGGATTTGTATTCGCATATGTTGTCCCAACATAGATATGCCGAATTTTATGAATATCAGGCAGTCCTAATTGCCATGGTCCTACAGTATTCGCGACGTTATTTGAACAATCAATCTTAACAAATCTATTCTTTCTAATAACTTTAGGAACAGCAGTTGCTTGATTTCTATTGACTGGATATTCACAATATACTGTCTGTGTTCCAGAATCTAATGTAAGGCCTAAATTAGCAGAAAAAGATGTGTTTGAGTTAATCGTCACATTCGCGAGCGGTAATGGTGTACCAGTTACAAAATATTTACCAAATTTTGCTGCTGTATTTGCTTGTGGCAAAGGAGTATCGAGAGTTAAAGATGTGGAATTTGCTATAGAAACAACCCTTCTAATATAAGTTTGAGTTGTATTAGCATATATTCTAATATTTGAATTTGAAGATACTTCAGAGGTAAATGATGTTCCATCACCAGTTATGGTTGTTGTTCCAGCTGTAAAAGAAATATTGCCAGTCAGATTCGCAGAATGTGCGTTAGCTGAGACATAAACATTATACTGCTCAAGCAATGCTCCAGTTAATACAGATCCTGTTGTCTGATTTAATCTTTCTGATGATGCACCAGGAGCAGCAGTATCAATAGTAATCGTAACAACTCCCGCGCCAGTCATCGTTCCAGACTTAATCTGACTGTAAATGTAACTTGTATCACCAATTCCAGTATTATTAGTCAGTCGCTTAACAGCAAATAATCCAGTATCAAAAACACCAGAAGTTCTGGTTGATTCTTTTAAAACTGCTAATCCATTTTCTAAGACAAGATCCGCCTTTGCGTTTCCAAATGTGCCAGTCATATACAAACTTTTAACATCTGTACTAAAGCTTTTACCAGAATTCATTCTGATATTAAAAAGATATACAAGATATTTGGCAGTCGGAGACCCTTTTATTCCATCTTCAAATATGACTGCCCTAACATTTGCTTTACCAACAACAGTTCCTGATGGTGTAGATGTAGTACCTTCATATTCTGATATCGCATCTTGTGGAGCATTATACAAATTAATTTCTGACAATTGTTCTGTATCAAAAACACCAAGAAACTCATCACATATAACATAATTACCATAATTTGCCGTAATAATTTGATTTTGAGCAACTTCTGTTGTTGTTGCTCTAGGAGCTTCTACTTTTGTAGTTCCAATTTTTTCAATTCTATATCCACGGACATATGCGATGCCAGGAGACACTTCATAGAAAAATGATTGAGAATTCGCAGGATTAATTCTAGTTTCAATTTGAAATGGTTTAATAACATAATCACCAGATTCTTCATAGGTCTTTCTGGCCATTTGTTGTTCAATAACATTATATTCAGGATCATCTTTTTGTTCTGTAGGCTCATTGCCATCAAACTCAACAATCGCAAAGAAGTTTTTGTTATTTGCTGTGTCTGTTCTGAGTTTAGCAACCAATGATGGAATCAGTTTTAATCTATGAGCACCTGGTGCATTCTCGTTTGAGTAACCAAGAGCATTGTCCGCAAGAGATGTATCATCGTTTTCATCCACAATCTCTTCTGCTGTATCAAATCCAACAACATATCCAGCGACATTTGTAGAAAAATTTTGAATTGTGATGATTTGAGGAACAACTTTTGAGAAAAATCCTTTTTGAAAAATTGTTCCGTCAGATACACCTATACAATATGCTCTTCCGTTGGACGTAAATGTACCATTTGTAGCAAGCGTATTAACAGTATAAAGAAGATTATTTGATACTAAATTTCCAAATTTATTTTGAGTATTAGCATAGATGTATAACGTGTCTCCGGGAACGAATACATTGACATCATCATCGTTTGTATCTGTGCCAGTAACGATATAATCTAGATAAAATCTATTGGTATTTGGTGGATCTGTTTTGGTTCCATCTTTTGCGATTTTAATTGTTGCTCTGACGGCATTATTTGAGTCTGTAGAGTTTGTTATAAGATATCCTGAGTCCAGATCAGTAGGAAAGACTTCAGAGAGAGCACTATTAGGAAATAAGAATCTATCTTCTACAGAAATATAGTCTACAGCTGGATAATATGTAATTGCGACACCATCAACGATAGTGCCGTCTTTGAACATATGGTTACCGAAACGTTCAATTTGATTTTGAAGAATTGTTTGTGCTTGTGTTAATTCTCTTGCTTGAACTGCCATGGATGGTCTAAAGAGAATTCTATGAAATCGCTTATCTTCATTATAGTCATCAAAATATGGTGGAACGTTAAAATCAGTTTCGGTTGCCATGTCTTATGTACCTATTAAATTGAAATGACGATTTTAAATGTTTCAGATTGTGTATCTGTTCTTACAGTATTATCAATATTCTGAACATATAAAGGATTGATATCTTTAGCATAGATATCACCCAATCTATTTATATCAATTGTTGTTGATACAGATCCATTAGATGAGACTATAAATTCTCCATTAGAGAACTGTTTATCTCCGACAAGGTGAACTTGTGTTGTATTAGAAAAGACAACTCTTCCTAATGCACCAGATGTTTGTCCTACAACAATTTCACCATTTGAAAATTGCGCTGATGGATTTACATTTGCGACAAGTAATTGATCAAAATTTGCCGTCGTATATAGAATGCCTTTTTGAGCATTTCCTGTTAAAGCATATGGATTTTTTAGAATGCCGATTTTGTTGTATAAACAATTTGCTGATATTGTATTTGCTTCTGATTTATTAAATGAGAAAGAAATTCCGATGGCTTTAGTATCTAATTCTATTGCTGGATTAAAACCATGACCACCAGGTGGTGGAACAATGGCATAAACATTTGCTCCAGTTCCATATGTTGTATTTGATACTATAGCAACATTTGCTCTTGATATGCCATAACCAGGTTCAATAATTATGATAGATGATATTGAATTCGCAAATGTATTTACAACAGAATATGCTACTGGCTCAACATCACCATCTGTATCAAATTTAACTTGAGGGGATATTTTATACTGTGTTATTGATGGTGTTATGTTCGTTGTATTAGCTGGCCTATCTAAAGATATCCAGTTGCCAGATAGATTTGAGACATATTGACTCACAACTCTTAATTGAGATGTTGCTGTTGATATATTATAGATATAAATCGCACTGCCTGTATAAAAATTATTATCGGTAGATGCGGTAGATTCAATCTGAATAAGATTGGATGAGATGACTCCTCTTACAATTCCATCATTATAAGCATTATATCCTACACCGGAGTTTGAAATCATAACAACTTCAACACCAGAATAATCATATGCGGACAATACAATTGACGGATCAGAATATACAGGAACATAATCATCTGTCGCAAATTTTGTATAATTGGACGATGATATAGAGTAAATATATCTCCATGTATACTCATCAGATTTTGTAAAGGATTGAGGTTGAATTTGATCTGGTGGTTCGGTAGATGCTGCTCCATTCGCATTATTCAAACATTTGAATATATTATATGTGCCTCCTGGTTGTCCTGGAGGCATAACAACATAAAATTGTGAATTAGAAAGTGTATTAGATGTATTGTCGTATTTTGTATAAACTGTATTTGTTGTCCAGGGAATATTTGTAATCATAGGAACAATATTTGTATTTGATAACTTTTTACCAAACATCATTGTCCATGAATTTAAAAAAGATGATTCTATATCACTTTGAGCCGTATTCGGTGTGCCTGCTGTATACGCAACAGGATGAGACGCAAAGGCATAATAATGTGAAGTATTTGTAGATATATTATCAATAATCTCATCCACAATAGATTTTTTAAATCCAGGTAATAATTGTCCCATTGATTTTTACTTAGACTCCAATTGCCTGCCAGTAAATAGTAGATGCTGTAGCATTTGCCGTTATGACAGTAAATGCTGTAGAGTTAATAGTTGTAACTGCTGGCATATGTGTTGCTTCTGCTGTATTTGATGTTACAGTGACCGCATAAACGTTTGTAGTAAATGCTGTTGTAAATGAAATCACATTTGCTGTTGAATTCGCAGATGTATAATTACCCCACTGAAGTTTTAACGCATTAGGTAATACAGTATATCCATTTGCTGTTCCAGAAGATGAGCCTAATGTAAATGTATTTGTTGTCACATTTGCTGAACCTACAGTTAGTGTACTAGAATTCACTGTCGCATTGACAGTAGAATTGCCAACTTTAATCACAGAACTGTTAACTGAAAATGTATCTAATGTTAAAGCAGTTGATGTAAGAATAGAATTGACAGTAGAATTGCCAACTTTAATCACAGAACTGTTAACTGAAAATGTATCTAATGTTAAAGCAGTTGATGTAAGAATAGAATTGACAGTAGAATTGCCAACAAATACAGAAGATGAATTAATGATAGCATTTGCACCAACAGCAACTATTGTTGTATTCACACTTGATACGCCGATAATAAGACTACCGACTGTCAGATTGGCTGTTGCTGTAGAATTTGCTACTTTAACAAGTGAAGAATTTGCGATTGTATTAACGGTAGAATTGCCTACGATGACAGTATTTGCGACTGTAATATTATTAGAGGTAAACGATAATCCTGAATATACTTCATCGAAATTATCATTTACTTTATCAAACGCATTTCTGATGGTATCACCAGTTCCATCATTTGGCGTTGTGCCGATATTAATTGTTTGTTGTGCCATTTATATCTCCTCAGAATATATATCTCTGGTCTGCTTTTATTGTTGTTATATCTGCTTTATACAGAGAACTATCTGCCCTGATAAAACTCATGCCCTCAAAATTAAATATATATGTTGTATCTGCTGTCAAATAATCATAATCTAAATCACTTGTTTCTAAATCTGTATCAATTGTTACAAATTTTGCTCCATAAACTTCTGTCATATCCAATGTAATAAATTCATAATCTGCTGTCACAATAGAAGAATCAGATGTCAGATATCCAGCAAATGTATCTGATATAATCTGACCAGAATCTGATGTTATCAGACCAGAGTCACATGTTATAGATCCAGTCAACGATTGAATATATACATTTGAATATTCAGTTGGCTCATTTTCAATTTCAAAATTTGATGATTCAGTAATAATAAGTAAGAATTCACCGAATAATTCAGTACCAGCAGTATGAAATGTATCGTATAATATATCTCTATATTTATCTAATGTTAAAGCAGCTTTTATCTGATATGAAAAATCTTGATAAAAATATGAATCTTGAATATATTTATCAGAGTTTAGATGTCCTCGTGTTGTAGAATAATATCCTTGTTTTTTACCAATGCCTGTTTTTTTGACTGTTCCTGTTATCTCATATAAGGTATTAAATTCATCAACTGTTGTTGTTAAAATGGCACCAGAACCATTTGCCGTTTGAATAGATATCAAAGGCTCTGTCTGATATCCAGCACCATAATATGTAATAATCGTATTTGCGATGCTACCATTCGCATATGTCTCAATATATCCAGAGGCAGAAACAACTGGATTTCCTCCTGTAAAGATAAGATTCTCACCATTTGAATATCCAGTTCCACCAGATGATATCAGTGGATTATTAAGACCACCGAAAAGATACATAACAACCTGCTCACCCTCAACATATCCCTTACCAGAATTTAAAGCCTTGACTGAGCGAATAACATTGTTACCAACAGCTGGTATTGCCGAAATATTAGAATTCAATCCAGGCGTTGATCCATCAGGCTCAAAAACCAATAACTCAGAGATAGAATAATTTGAAACTAAAATATCAGACGCAACCCTATATGTTGCCGATCCTGTAGAATTAAATTCTGGAGATCCTTTTAAAGTAATTTGTGTATTAGAATCCACAGACTGAATAATATGATATTCTATTGTACTTGTAGGAATATCTGCTTGAAGAAAAATAACAGCATTTGCCGTAAAAAATCTATCAAACTCAGTTCCAACGCCAGTAATAATAGGAGATGCAGATATATATGATATCGTTCCTCCTAATGTATTAGAAATCTGAGTGCTTCTAATTGTCGCAAATGGTGCTAATGTATAATTATTTCCGACATTAATTGTTGTTAATGTTGCTATAGATCCAAAATTGTTAGCAACAAATGTCAGTGTTGTATCTAAAGATGAAGATATGTTGGCAGATGGATCTAATGGAAGACCAAATGAACTTGAGTCCAATTGAAGATCCGCATAATCACATATTAAATCTGTATTATATGATATTGTTTGAAGATCTGATAGCGCATTTAGAGAAAACGACGCTCCTGATCCTGTTATATCTCCATTTGCGTTATATACAAATGATGAAGATCCAATCGTATATCCAAAACCACCATTCAAGATATTAAATGCGAGTCGACCACGTCCTCTAAATGTCTCGGTAACTCTAACAAGACCATCCACACCAAATGATATAACTTCATTCGTATTTAAATCTCTTTTTACTATTTTTAAAACATCACCAATCGTAAAATCCCTGCCACCAGATGTAATTTCAACTTCGTCCAAAGATCCTGTAACAGTCGGAGCAGATGATATAATTGATGCTATATTGACAGAATTAATATCTGTTTTCTTAATCAGCTTTTCGCCAATATTAAATTCTCTATTTCTGGGCTCAATATTTGAAATAAATAATGTTGCTATAATATTCTCATTCAAAGGCTCAATAATATAACTCTCAATAACACAAGAGACTTCAGAAGAAATACCAATAACTTCTGTTCCAACTAAATCTTCTAATCCAGCGACGTTTGTTACCTCAACATACCGACCTTCAACCCATGTTCCATCTGATGCCCTTAACAAATCTATACCAGGCAAATATATATCAATATCTTGATTGTATATTAATCTAAATAAAAGCCTATAGCACTGAATAGATCCTTTTGATCTATAAACATCTAAAACATGCTTTAATAGAAATCGTTTATTGATAATAACATCAAAAGGTATACCATAAAGATATTTTTTCTGAAAGAAAACTAGAAATTCTTCTAATGTCTCATCAATATCAGTATAATTGAGAATGTTTCTAGACCGTTGAAGAACATTGCCTTCTTCCTCTAACCACTCATAATATGCTTTTACAAATTGAATAAAAACTGGACCCTCTTCCTGATAGAAAGAAGGAAACTGAGATTCTATAAGATTAGATATTTTTTGTTCAATTGTGAAGTCTAACATCAATCAAGTTTTCCTATCACATTAATTGATATGTCTTCTGCGTCAATAAGTAGCACATTTTGCTGATTCATAATCAAATCTTTTAGGGCAGGAGTTACATAGATTGAAAGATGTGTCCCAAAATTAGAGACGAGCAACTTATTAATATAGATAATTCCGTTTGTATGATCTACTGTTCCAATATTGTTATTTAACACAACAAATTGATTGTTGATATTTGAATATACGATCAATGTTCCAGATCCATTGTCTTGTATGTAAGAAAGTGGATATTCTGTTTCATCTTCATCAATATAAGTAAAAGCAGATGATGTTACAACTGGATTTAGAAGTGTTCCTCTTTGAGGATGAAATCTGTTATTAAATTTGATTTCAAAGGATGAAAACTGATTTGCTGTCGGCTGAAGACGTTTTACAATTTTAACAATTGTATCGTTTGAGATGATAGAGGAATCAGAATTGTCTATTGTATTTACAAACCGAGAATATCTGAAATCTCTATCAAACTTTTCTAAATTATCAGCAGAAAATTCCTGAATCGCACTGAGAACTATACCACGAATCTCCGATGATGATTTAACTGTTGCGTTTAAGTCATATTGAACTGTTGTATTAACCTCACAGTGAAAATATTCTGGATCTGTTATTATGACTCTTGTTGGCAATGACACGAATTCAAGAAGATAGTTTGTTATCTCATCTTTGATAAAGTTGGGGACGATATCTCCTGTCACTGGCTTGACTGCGACGATAACTCTACCATACAATTTTGGCTCAACTGTTTCGCCTCCATAGACATTAACATCATCAATTGTTCCTGAGAATTGGGATAAAAGAAGGGAAGCATAATCATCTGATGATACGGCTCTTTGTTGTGTTGCGAAAAATCTTGGTGCATTTTGCCGAATAGATTCAATTGATTGTTCAATTGCACCATCTGCCGCAACATCAATTGTTGTTGCTTCTGGTGTAAATAAGAGTTCGTCATTGCCAGTTGGGTCAAAATCTACTGAAAACAATCTTGCTCCATTAGCGGCAGGACCTTCAGTAACTCTATAATCTATAACAATCGTAGAATTAATTTTTGGACGTCTTCCAAATATATTATCACCAAATAGTATTTCATAATATCCAGATCCAACGGCCTGAAGAAAGAAAACTTTAGAATTATTATTCAGTCCTAAGAGGGTTGATGTCACTTTATAATTTTCGCCAACTTCTGCTCCATCTTCAAAAACCACAACTGTAATTGAGTTTGTATCTACATTTGGATTGGTAATTTTGTATCTTATACCATCTTCATCAGATAATACTGTATACGTATCTTTGATATAAATTCCTTCATAGATATCTGTTGTAAAGGAATATGTATTATTGGCTGATGATACAACAATTGTTTCTGGTATTGTAAATGTATATGATGAATTTTTTACAAGCGTGGAGAGTGGTGACCCTTTAGGAATGATATATGGAGCAGAATTTCCATCAGCTTCAAATGTTACGGTTACAGATGCTTTTGGTGATCGTCTGGATACAGGTATATAGTTCAGATCTTTAGCATGGGATACAATTGAGCTTCTGACTTGTGCTGAATCAAGAAAGGCTTCAGACATGACCATATTATGGTAGAACGCATTTTTGAAGGTATTATAGGATAGAATATCTAATAAGACATTCATATTAGATCCTTCATAGTCATAGTCTTTGAATTGAAGGTTATTTCTCAGGTATGACTTAAGGCTATTTTTGAGAGTAGCGAAATCTATATTGACCAGATTAATGGATGTATTTGCCATGTATTATCGGACTCTTAGGATGTTGAGTGTTAGGTTAAAGACATTATCTGGTATATTTATGACGGAATAAATGATTGTCATATAGTATGCGTTTCTATCAAGATCTGGATTGAATCTAATATCTTGAATAATGGCTCTAGGTTCATAGACTTCAATTGCTTCTCTTGCTTGAATTTTAATAATTTCTATATTTGAGGGATCAAAGATATCAAAGAGGGATTGTTTAATTTTTGAACCTTTATTTGAATCATAGAATCTTTCGCCCACTGATGTAAGGATAATATTTTTGATTGATTGTTTGACTGATTCTTCGTTTGTAACTCTGGCTAAGAATCCGGTGACAGGATTCTGGTCAAAATTATTGAGAAAGTCAGAGTATAATTCTTGTTTTTTATTTTCTGGTGTAAATTTATCTGCTCTTGACATATATTTTATCCGTATGCGTAAACATCTGGTGAACCTTCTGCTGTATCTGTATCACCTATTGAGTGATCAAAATTGTCTGAATTATACGTTGTATCTGGGGCATGAACTATAACTTTCAGTCCATTAATAAATACAGTGGATCCAGAAGGTTTAAGATTTCCGTTTCCATGATCATTGGGATCGCCATCTACTGCCCATAATTTTCCGTTAACAAATACATTAGATTGTCCAACGACAATAGTTACTGCTCCGCAGCTTCTATTATCTCCATCCCTATGTGCTTGTGGCATTTTTATCTCTTATACTTGAGTGAGTCTGTTCGCGTCAATTTGGCCGCCTGCTCCTTGATCACTGTTATTATTATGATGAATTTCAGATCCTTTGATCGCAGTTCTTCCATTAGCTTTAAGGCTTAGTGCTGCTTTTGTTAAAACTGCACCATTTCCATCAGACATCATTGTTGCTGAGCCTTTTACGTCTGTTAGAAAATTACCTCCAACATTAAAATTAACATTTCCTGCAGCAGAAAATAACATATTTTTAGACCGAATATTAAAATCTCCATCAGGAGAAACCATTGTTACACTGCCACCTACGACCATACTAACGTCTCCAGCAACTTCAATATGTGTTCCGCCACCAACTGTTGTTTTGTTATGTCCTTTAACATGTGTGTCAGAATTGCCCTCAACAGTTATAACTTGGGCTTTTGAATGTTGTCTATATTCACCAGGAGTAAGAATTGATATCATACCATCAGGATATATTTGAATATTTGTTCCTTTGGCATGAATTATAGATATAGCTTCTTTGTCTTTTTCATTACCGATTATAACTTTATGACCGCCAGTTGTGTACCATACAGTTTGAAGCGGATATTCTGACTCTGGCGGATCCTCGGATACTGGTCTTTTTGGATTTGGTTTTGAATCTGCTGTTGCCATTACGATGTTGCTCCTGTTTCTTCTTCAACATAAGGACTTAAATCTACATTAGATAAATATTCTGCTTTCCATTTTTTATAATCTTCTGTTTCAAGACCTTGATTATTTAGTGGTTCTTTATTAAACAGATCTCTATATAATTGTCGGAGTTGCGCTTCTAAATCCTCTGCGTTTTCTTTATCTTCGTTTGCTTTTGAGTTTGAGGATCTTAAAGACGCAATACCAGATATTGCACCTGTTATATTTCCTATACCTCCTACGGATGTAATAGAATTAACATTGATGCCTTTTTGTCCAAACTCTTTTAGAGATTGTGCCATTGCTAATGCATTAGGCACAATTTCACCCTTTGTTCCAATTTTTGATTGAATATATTTAACTGGATCTGTCATATCACCTGCATTAAACGAAAATGAGCCAATGTTAAATGGCAGATTTTTTCCCATACCAAATCCACCGTCAAGATATTTTGGTTTTGCTATGTTTTTTAAAATTGACTGATTTCTACCGCCTGGTATCCAATTTACGCCAATTTTTCCAAGAAGAAATCCGAGCGCGTCTTTTGTTTTATTATATTGATATGGATATTTGGATCCAAATGCGTGAAATAATGCTGAAATTCCTGCTGGCAATGAATGGACAAGCATACTATTTCCAGAACCTTGTGCTTCTCTATTCATATCTTGGTGTTCTTTTTGTGTATCTTCATAATTTTGAATCGCACATATAACATATTTGGTCTGACCAGTTGAAGCGACTAAAACCCTTGTTCCAACAACAAATTGATGAGGAGGAAATACACCGACACCACGATGTTGTGTGTTATTAGGAGATACAACTTCACACCAAGATTGTTTATCATCAGGAACATTTTTATCATCTTGTTTTCCTAGATATAAGAGTTTAACTCTTCCTTGTTTCTTCGGATCATTGATGTCTGTTACAACAGCAATATCATAAATTCTACCTACATCATCGTGTGTATTTAATGCCATTTTAATTTTTCCAATATAATGCTGTTAATTCTGTTGTTCCTGCGTAACTTTGTGTTTCTCTTTCTTGTTGATATCCAGGCAGATTGGAACTAGTTTTTACCATTTCAAGTTTATGAACAAGTCTAGGAACAAACAACTTTCTTCTGGTAAGTTGATCATTAATAGGATATACAATTTCAATTTTATTTCCACATGTTACTTTACCTCCTGTCTGTAAAGGAACTAATATTGTATACATAGGAGAATACCCAACAGCAGCAAGAAATCCTGCTTGTTGAATAATATATTGGCCTGGACCATCCTTTGTAACTTCTAATTTTTGAAGATGTTTATTGATGATTCCAAATATACTCTGCCCAGACTTTGACTGTCCTACGGTAGACAAAAATGAATTAAGTTCTTTAAGAATTTCTTTACTCTTTGTTGCTGTTTTTAATAAAGATTGTGCTGCGATTTTTCCTGATGTGTTTGGAAAGAACAATCCTCCTTTAATATCAAAAGACTGAAGAGAGTCTGATAGTTTAGACGCATGTCTATTTCTAGGCATTTCTTGTTTTAATTCAAGGATTTCATTATACTTAACAACGTTTGCTAAAAAGTCTGTTCCCGCAGCAGGACGTTCTTCAAATAATTGAACAGGAGATTGTGCCTCAAGCAAATACTGAAGAGGAGCAATTTTATATCCTTGTTTGTTTCTGTAATACACAGGAGCACATGTTGGATATTGAGCAAATACACATCTTGTCAAAATATTTCTAATCGCTGTAAATGGATGTAATCTATCAACTTCATGTGCTCTATCATCTAGTCCAATCATTCCTTTTGAAGGAACAGGAATGCTCATTGATCCATTAACAGAAATAAAAGAATCATGTATTTCCCTCGCTGCCGCTGTTCCTATTTGATTCTTAAAATTGCGAATTACGACATTATTGTGATCCTTATAATACTCTAAACCAACAAGTTGAATGGTTGTTTCTGACCTGCCTTGTGCTCCAATGTCAACAATTTTCGTTGAATATTCTAAAATTGAAAATCCTTCTTCATATACAACAGATACCCCTATATCATTAGGAGCAACAAATGATATAAAAACAGGAACAGTGGGTGCTAAAAATAATTCAGTGACATTCAAAAAGTTTTCTATAACCATCGTTGCTGTAAAATATGGCTTACAAATATCTTCATACACATATATAGATTTAACAGCAAAGTTAGCAATAAGTGTTCCGTCGCTAATAACAGAATTAAGAACACCACCTATATAACAAAAATTAAGATATGCTTTGCCCTGTGAAAGTATCGACATCCTCTTGAATTTTCTCTCTTATACTATTAATTGCCTGACCGCTAAATTCTCTTCCCATAATTCTTAATTGTTTCTTCTGCTCATTCTGTTCCATCTCATAATCATATGCCGATATCGGTGACCAAAATACTGCCTCATCCTCACTGAAATTCTCAGCAATAATACTAA